TTTGTGATCGGTAGCTTGGGGTTGTAGGCGACTTGTTCAAAGTCATCGTACTTGTCCCGCGCTGCTTCTTCACGCTCTTGATAGCTTTCGAGAACGGCTGATTGCTGCTTGGCTGCTTCACGTTTGGCCAATAGTTCTTCAGCTTTCTGATAGGCCATTGCTTCCGCATAGGCTTCAGGGCTTTCAAACTGGTCAACGGACGCAGTTGGTGCAGCTTTCACGATTTGCGATTCCGCAGACCGATTTGCTTGCTCTCTTTCCCACTTACGTTGCTCTCTTGCGAGGCGTTTGCCGATCATCGCATCAATTTCAGCCTGGGAGTACTTCTTTTCCTCTGTGGCCTGATCAACTTGGTTCTCAGCGACTTCCGGCGTACTTTCAGCAACTTCAGGTGTGGCCGTCACATCCGTGGTTGGCGCGGAGTCTACTTCCGCTAGGGCTTGGACTTCTTCAGTCATGTTTTCTGAATCCTAAGATTCCTCGGTGAACCTCGCCGATACGGTTGTTTTCAGCATTATGCTGGAATTTGTTCTTGTTGTGCAAGTATATAAGCGGCGATAACTTCAGGTGTGTGGATAGATGCGGCAATTGCTTGCACTTTGGCATCTTCACCGCTTACGTCAGCACCAGGCACAACAACGTGGCGGTGAAGCTGGCTAGATATTTCAACGCCATCTTCTTTGATAGCGCTTTTTGTACGAACTTGAATGCAGCCGTTTTCAACAACTTCAATCAGATCGACAGAGATAACTTTTTCAAAAGCCATGATATTTTCCTTTTAACAATCAGTTGCGCCATCAAACTCTGGCAGGGTTTTTAAATAATTGTAGGCTTGAGCAATTGGGTTGTCACCATTTAAATCATACGGACAAAAATGGAATGTTTCCGCAAATGCTGGTTTGTCAATGGTCGTATATGTACGAACCGCAAACTGAATCGCGTCTTTTGCAGACAACGACAAACCTTCTACACGATGATATGCGCCAACAGCTTCAAAGCCGTGAATCGTTGTTTTAGTAAGTTCAAGTGCCATAGTAGTTCCTTGTTAAACAGCAATTGTGCCGTATGCTTTCCACGTTCCAGGTGTTCCTGCGGTGACGCAGTAATAGCCAGCATTGCCGCCAGCAGCAGCGTTTGTAATTTTTACAGTGTCGCCTTGGTTTGCACCAAATGGGCTAATTTCTGACGCTGTGCTTGGCGCAGAATCACCAAACTTTAAGCTAGCATATTGCCAAATAGTTGTGCCAGAAATCTTGCTGAAATTGCCTGGTATTTGACCTAATGCTGCTTCTGCGTTGATAACGCCAATTTGTGCTTTATTTACTTCAGTAGCGCCAGAGGGGAACACTTTCAATGCTTGGGTAGCGTCAATGTTTCCAACGCTAGAGTAGTTAAAAGAATACCGATAAAATGTGTATGACAACGGTAAATCAAAACCCGCAGTACCAATAATGGTTGAAAACCAAGAATCGGTTTTATCGCCATCAATTTGAATGTTGCCAGGTGCAACGTATGTACCAGCAGCAATACCTGTAAGACTTAAATAAGTGGCGTATAAACAAGTTGTATATACGTTGTTTTTCATATACAGCGCAAACAATGTAACGCCATAACTGTTGTTTAGTCGATTGGTGTAATTAACCAAAGAGTTGTCAGTTACGTAACTATTGCTTCGGCCACAACTTGTAACATTGTTACTTTCAAAAAGAATTGACGAACTAGTTTGTTGTTCGTCAAGCAACATCAATGGGCCTCGAAAACCTTGAATAGTGTTTCCAAAAATCTTTGTTCTTGTAACTAATTTCAAATGGAAAACGGCATTGCGTTGATCTTCTGCATCTGTCCAACTTGACGCGCCAACGCAAGCAATTCGATTGTCAAGAATTTCAATATCAGAAACGCCAGGAGAGTTATCAAATGCAGGCGAAACAATAAATGATCGGTAGTTATACGCTGGATGTGTTGGCGAAAGCGCAACTTTTGTCAGTTCAACGTCATTATTTTTAATAACGCAATCTAGTGTGTAGTTGCTTTGATTATACATATCGTATCCCAGAGCCGTAATACTACGTCCAATGTTGTTTTCTATAGCAAAGCTGCCGTTTTGCACCAAGGAACTAACAACGCCCATTGCTAAATATTTGTATATATAGTTTCCTACAATAGAAACACGCAATCCGTGTACTTCAATAGGAGAGCCACCTTTGCCCGTCCATTGCACATCTTGGGTTAATCTGTTGTTAAGAATACGGGCATCTGCCCCCATTGAATAAATGGTGGAATGGTCGTCAAGATTGGTGTTTGTTCCATCCAAGAATCCGCAATTGATAAATACGTTTTCATTGATAGTTGAATATGCGGTGTTTGGGTCAAGTGCAATAACTTGAGCACCTGGTGCGTCAACAATTCTTATTTGTTCACAAACAAAATTACCGCCTTGTTTTAAGTAAACAGCTTGGCACGTTGATTGATTTCCAAAAGAATTAAGAGGATAAACTTTGTTGTTGTATCCATTCATGTCAATTGTAAAATTGAACAAATTAAAATTATTAATTGCCACATCTGACGGGTTTTGAACAAATACTTGAAATCCTTTTGTGCCCGGCATCTGGTAATTAAGGTATGTTCCTGAATTAACATCAGCAACATATGTAAACGACTTAAGCAATTGATTAGCCGCGACTTTTAACACTGAATTTTTACCATTGCCAAAAATGGTGACATTTGACTTTGCAAAAAGCAAACCAAATATACTTTGTCCACGAGTAGCGTAGATGTTGGTTGGGTCAATGTAAGTAATTGCATCTAGCAAAAATGTCCCGTCAGGAATGTACACAGACCTGCTGTTGGCAGAGGCAAAATTAATGGCTGCTTGAATTGCGGCAACACTATCGACCACTCCAGTTGGGTCTGCGCCATAGTCAATGATATTGACTGGCGCTCCAGTAATCATTGAGTAAGATGCTTTAGTTAAAGACATTTTTAATCCAATCAAGCAAAATAAGTGAATATTCCGTATACAAGAGTTCCACTTAATGTGGCGTTGTTGACCGCACCAGCGCCAATAGCGTTCAAAATGTTTGTATTTGTTGATCCTGCTGTTTGAATGGCAATTCCAACAGCGGCGGTAGACCCTAAATAACCATTAGAGTTAATATTAGTTGCTGGTGTAAAAGGCAACCCATCAATTCGCGCCCCGTTTGTATTTGCAGTGACTGGATATGTGATTTGCAACTGACACGTAACCATTCGGCCAATTTTGGTGTACGTTGCGTTTGTTACGGTAAAAGTTAAACCAGCGCCAGAACCATCAATAGGTGTCCAAGTACCTTCTTCATAGTCAGCCAACAACTCGCTAGTGCCTGTGCCTGGCGTGGCAGAAAAATCAACGCCTTGCCCCGATGTGCCAACTACAAAACTACCTGTTGATGCAGTAACAGAAGTTGCGCTAATTGCCCGGCCTGCTGTTAAGTTAGCAACGGAAACCTGTCTAGTTGTGCTGCTTTGAACAATAGGCAATACTTCCGTACCCGCTAGCGGGGTTGTAGAAGCAGGGAGTGCGGAAATTTTGCTGTCTGCCATGATAATTCCTTATTAGTTGTACAGAATTTCAATTAAAGAAGTAAAAGGCGGCGCTTGAGTAAATGTCAAAGTGCCGCCTGACACAGAATATGTATTTCTATTTTGATATATGCCATTAATGTAAACAGCGACCGCATTCCCTGAAATCGAATAACTAACAGTTGATCCATTTCCTGTGTAGTTTGTTACTGCAAACGCACCAGAACCAAAAATATTGTCATATGTTGCAATCAATACATCATTTGAATCTTTTAAAACAAATTTGTATGGAATTGGTAAAATCCAAATTTCGCCGCCATTAGGTACACGGCCGGCGGCATCTAACACAACTGGATTAGTACGGGCAACATTTCCTGCATTAGTTGTGTAGCTAACTAAAGGAGTAGTTGTGCCCGCCGCATAGGTGTACAACTTACCACCGGTCAAAACTGCGCCGGTATTTGTAAAAAATTGGGCCGCTACACCGCCCACGGGAGAAAGGTATACAACGGCCATTTAGGTCACTCCAAAAGAATTTGTCCACCGTCCTCTTGGACGAGGTTGTCGCCAGATTCGGTAAGAAGGTTGCCGACCGATGCACCACTGTCGCGTGTGCCTGAAAACAGCGTGACAATACCAGCTAGGCCAATGGCCACCGAATTGCGAAGGGCAACACCAAAGCTCATTGCTTATTAATAGGTTTGCAGTATGCAGTGCCGTCTGTGCTACCAATTCGCAGCACACTGACGCGCCAAGGAGAGCCGTTTGAACTAAGTGTCAGAACAAAAGGAATTGGCGTGTAAGCTGGAATTGGTGTGCTGGCATTAGTAGCAACAGCGCCGACGCCCACTTCAACATAGCAAGGCACTTCGCACCAAACCAAAACGCCTTGAGGGCCTGCATTCCATGCGGTTGTGTTGCCAGCAGTTGCACCAGCTGTTGCGGTAAAAGCGGGGAAATCCGCTTTGCTCATTGGGTTTAAAAGTTCCATCATGTTTCCTTATGCCAAAAATTTGAGCTTGTACAGCGTGCGAAGATATATCTCAACGATATTATCTATCAATTGTTGGAGCGATGAGTCAGATTTATCACACACATCGTATCTTGCAGCTTCAATTTCGGCAAGTGAATCTTGCAAAAACTCGATCACATTGGCCGTCTTTTTGGCCGAATGCAGGGTGATAGGGCCAATCAGGCCGTAACGGCCTTGGTAGGCTTCAGCAAAATCGTCAGCCGCGCCAATGATGCGGTCATAGAAGATGTTGAGCGCTACATGCTTGCTGTAACTGCGGGTGTTCAAATGCACCGAATGAGTGACATCACGGGCTAGGAATAAGATTCCGATAAAGTCTGCGGCTTTCATTGTGGCATTCCCATTTGTTGTTGTGGGGGAGGCATCATTTGTTGTTCTTCCATGGCCATTGGCTGTTCACGCATCTCAGGCATCTGGTTCATCATGCTTTGCGACTCCATGGCCGCAGCGACAACACCCATGGCAATGTCTTGAATCTGTTCTTCAGTCATACCAGCCTGCACAGCGGCAATACGCTTAGTCTCGGCATCGTATGCCTTGATCTGGGCCTCAAAGTCCTTGCGCTCTATGTCCTGCATCTCAATAGATTTGCCAACATTCTGGATCATTTGGTACATCTGCTCCATCTCAGCGCCCATGGCCTGAATCTGTTGCTGCGCCGCCTGCAAGGCTGGGTCTTGGTCACCGTCTTCCAAGAACTTAGGATCAATGGTCTTAGCAAAACGCTTAGACATCTCCTGTGCGCCAGGCCAGTCCATGTTTTTAACAAACAAGTCGCCAGCAACAGCCCACAAGTTGGGGTTACCCTGTAACAACTGAGCCATGGCTTCCAAAGCCTCTTGGCGCTTGGTTGCGTAGCCTGGGCCAGTTGTGGCCACCACATCGTACTTGCCAACGCCTGGGTTGTAGATTTTCTCAATCACAATACCCTGCTCATTGACGATCTTGTTGACGGGTTGCGGCTGGTCAGGGTTGATTTTGACCATCTTAGTCTCGCCGTCTTCACCGATGATGCGGGCAATGCGTTGTGTGTCGTAAATCTTGGGGATCAAGTCCACCAACTGACGGGCCACATGGCGCACGGCACGGGTTAGGTTGTCACCATAATGGAAAGTACCTACATCACCCTCGCGCTGGCGGGCCAGAATGGCTTTACCAGAACGTTCGTTGCTTCCCATGCCTAAACTGGCGTTATATTGGCCGGTTGTGGACTTGATGTCCTCAGATGCGCCTGCCTTGGCCTGCAATAGCCCGCTGGAGGCCATTGGAGGCTGTGCCCGCTGGGGTAGTGGCAAGACTGCGCCTTGGCCGTCTGTAACGTCAGGATTGACCTCCAGATAAGGCCAGTTGTTCGTGTTAGCTGTCTTCCACTTGTCCTCATAGCCCTCAAACTGGCCGCCGTAGCCAATGAACGGAGCCTTTGGCGCTAGAGCCAGCATTTCAGCTTCTTGGCTGACCCAATAGTTGTACATGCGCTGGGCATCTTTGGCATTTCTGACAAGGCCAGAGATGTAAATGCGGCCATCAACCTCAAACTCGTTGCCGATCACACGGATCACAGGAATCCATTTGCCAGCCCACTCTTTTTGTTCAAGGATTTCATAGCCGTTGATCTTGCAATACATCACCCGTGGGCGCTCAGAAATGCGGCTTTTGATTGGTTTGCCAAACATGTCCTTGAGCATCTTGTCTTCAGGCGTGCCTTCAAAGGCCGACTGGTTGCCAGGATACAAATTCAGCTTGGTTTTGTCGTAGTCAATGTAGTAGTAACTGGCAATACGCACTGTGTCTTCATTGAGCCAGTTGCTGATTGACTGATCGCCCACACCGAGGGACTGGAGCGTAGAGATAGGCGCAGCATCGGGGTACTGGCGCTCATATTCTGCTTTGGTCAAGTCTTCGGTGATGAAACAATACTTGGCGTCTGCACCAGTTGGGTCTTGGATCAAAGGATCCATGTAGACAGAGAAAGAGTTGCGGATACGGCCAATCTTGATGTCTTGATCGAATGTGTTTTCGTCACAGTATTCGGTCATCAAGGTGATGTAGCCTTCGCCATAGGACACCTGATTCTCGCAGGCCGTGTCGTAGGCTACGTCAGCGTCAGAGATGTACTCAATGTGGCGGATCATGCCGTTGAAAATCTCGGCCACTTCCACATCAGCGTTGTCATCGACTGGGATGACCTTCGCACCTGGGCGGTTCTGACGCATATCATTCGTCACTTGACGAACGTGCTGCGGCAGTTTGTTAATTGTGAGCGTTGGGCGTGCGTTGATCGTCTGACCTTGCACCGCGCCGCGAGTGGCCAACACGTCAGCAGGCCATTGCCAATGATTATCGGGAGAACCGGCATAAAAGCGCAGATCGTCAATTTCGTCTTCGCGTGATTCTGCTAGTGCAGAGACTGCCATGTCCAGCCGAGCGCGGGCGGTTGTCAGAATGTCTGAGTCAGACTTTGGTGGTTTGCCGCCAGCGGCTACATTAGCCGCCGCGACCATTCCGGTTGGATCAGCCATTATTTTTTCTTCTTTTCTGCAACACTTCTTTTGACCGAGTACGCGATGGCCACGGCCTGCTTGACGGGCTTGCCAGCTTTAACTTCAGCTTTGACGTTCTTGCGAAAGGCTTCGGGTGATTTTGATTTAACCAGTGGCATGATTATTTCTTCTTCGCTGTTTTGGCAGATTCTTTAAACGCTTTGGCAGTTGGCGCACCCTTGTCGCCTGGCTGGCGCATCTTCTCTTTGCTGCCAGCGGCTATGCGCTCACGTTTTGCATGGATATTGGCATATAAGCCGGGTTTGGTAGCCATATCAACACTTCCATCGTTTAAGAGCTGCTTTAGCGCGTTCGCCATCTTTGGCGTTGGCCGCTACTGCGCCCATTCTTGCACAAAATGAATCCTTGCGCCCCTGATCTGCCTTAGTCTTGGGGTTAGGCGCTGGCGCCTTCAAGTTAGAACCCGTTGCGGCATTGTACTTAGCGCGGCCCTTCTCGGTCAAGCCAGCACCTTTGCTGACCGGCAACTTCTCACCGCGACCAACGCTTAGAGACACACTCTTTTTAGCCATTACGATCCCATCCAAGAAGTTGCAACCACGCCTCTGCCATTGTACGTGCGGCGCTGCGTGGGTTCACGCGCCTCACGGTGGGCTACTGGGAAGGCAAAAGTGACGCAAATTGCGTCAGCCGCGTCAGGCGAGGCCAATCCGCGTGCCTTCATGTCCTTTTTCGACTCCAAAAAGATAGTTCCCTTGGAGTCGGGCTTCATCATAGGCGAAATTAGATCAGTTTTGAGGAATCTGTCAAGCGGGATTGAAGCAGTTTTTAGCCAATCCTTCATTTTGCCCCACATTTCGGCCCTTTTGTTGCCATACATGACCGGATTTGATGATTTATTGCCAAAGTTGACACCTTTAATTTTGTAGCGCTGCTCTTTCAAACGGTCAACAATACCAGCCCCCAAGCCGCCTTCGTCGATCACGACCAATGCTGGCTTGTATTCCTCAATCGCCTCGATCACATGACCAACGACAGTCATGGTGTCGTCGCCTCTGTGGCGCTGAATTGCGATAATGTCGCGCCCTTGACGCACGGCGATGACTGTTGCATCCGCGCCAAAGCGGGCGGGGTCTACGCCAATCACAATCGGGGCACTGGCGTCCTGATATTTGGGCCGCTTCATCGCCTCGTCCACCAGACTGGCCGATATGAACTGATCGTCGCCCTCAGACGGGAACTGACCGTACACCTCGACGTGCGCTTGTGATGAGTCAGCGCCATATTCGTCGATGATCTGCTGATAGACCTGCTTGTCCGTCCCTTCGACTGTTCTGGCGTCAACTACTTTTGTAGTCCAGAACTCGCGCTTGCTGTTAAACGCCTCGTAGAAATACCCAGTGTTGCGCCGTGGGTTAGAGAACGCCATCCAAAAGCGGTTAGGCGTGTTCTCTGTAAAGAAACCAGACGTCACCGCCCAGATGCTGTCATCAATACCAGACGCCTCGTCGAACACCACCAGCACACCGTCGAAGTTGTGGACACCCGCGTAAGCGTCGGGATTCTCCGCTGACCACAGCCGTCCCTCCACACCCCAGTAGCGTGTGCCTTTCTTAAGATCACGCTCGACCAGTTCGGTGAGCCACTTAGCTGGCATCAGTCGGGTTGCCGACACTTCAAACCAATGGCTGTTAAGCGCCATCGCCAGCCACTTGGTAATCTCGGCCCATGTGACTGACCTCAGCTGAGACTCACTGTTGGCCGAGATGATGGTCGTCGAGCCGATGCGCGTTGAGAGCATCCAGATCGTGATCCATGACACTAACGCCGACTTACCAATACCCCGTCCGCTACTTACCGCATGGCGTAGGGTGTTGAAGTCTAGCTGGCCTTTGTTCTGCGTGATGTGGTCAGCAATATGCGTCAGCACCTCGCGCTGCCATTTGCGTGGGCCTTTGAAATGCTCCAGTGGTGTGCCAGGCTGACCCCAAGGAAACGCGAACATTACAAACGCCAAGGGGTTGTCCTTGATCGCTGGCGCCCACAATCTGGCCATCAACTCTTGTTCGTCTTCAGCGCTGTATATGGTCGATTGCATGTTGTACCGATGGTTCGATTATCTGGGCATCTTCGACTGTCAGCGCTCGCTTGGTTGCCTCAGCCAACGCGCCAGTGATTGATATGCGCTGATCCACTTCGACAGATATGGCCTGCTTGGCCACCCAGCCGTGTTGATGTTTGAGGATTTCTAACGCTGCCTTAGCGTCGCCGTTGAGCGCGGCTTGGTGCATGACTTTGGACAGTTCGATCTCTCCGTCAGCCTTGCCCTTTTGCGCGGCGAGTTCCACCACGGGGTCAAGTTGCGTGAGTTGTCTGTATTCAATAGGCAGCATGCCCGCTGCTAAGGCTAAGGCATCTCCCTTGAGGCCCAGCTTGGCCGCGTCATATACCGCCTTCAAGCGCGATTCTGTCGCTTCGACCTTGCGCGGTGTAAATGGAATCGAATGGAACATGTGTTCTCCATGCTTTTTGCACGTGGTGCGAGTTTACAACAAAAAATAAAAATTCTGTAAGAAAAAAAATTGTTTGCGAACGCTACGTTTTTGCTGGCCCTATGCGCTCGGCCCTACCCCCTCCCCCCTCAATGCACCTGGTCATTTTGGCCGGTTATGTGTGCCAATGTGAGTCATGGCCACAAAGCCGCGCGGCATTTTGCAGCGTGCGTGTGAGTCATTGTGAGTCATGGTTTTGCAAGTCGCATGGCACATGTGTGAGTCATTGTGAGTCATGACTTTTTAATGACTCACAATGACTCACGCGGAAAAGTAGCAAACTTTGTGTTTTCAGTTTGTGGGTGCTTGTGGGTGCTTGTGAGCCGCTTTTCAGTCGCGGCCAAAACGGTGAACTTACACCTACCTTACAACATACATATTTTTTTTGAGTAGTTAGAAAATACAACCCACATTAACCCACAAATAGCCGCAAGGCTTATTGCATAAGGCTTTGCGCGTGAGTCATTGAGGCACGTTTTCGCTACACACACGCGACACACTTTGACACACACTTTATGCAATTTGTGCATAACGTCAAAAAAGTATTGTGTAGCGTATATACACTATGCTAACATGCGTTACCGCATTGAAAAACGACGCGGTAAAACCTAACCTACAGTAAAGGGCAAACATCATGCAAATTGTTAACACTAAAACCGGCGTTACATATACGACGCGCACGCATTTTGAACGCGGCATTTTTGTGAGCATTGTCACACGTCGCGAAAACAATACTGAACGACTAACAAGCCGCGAGAAACACGCGACACGCGCCGCCGCGTACCGTTACGCCGTGACCATGGCCAAGTCTCAAGCCGCAAGGGGTTAATTATGAAAAGTACACGCGCCGAGTATTTAAACTTTTTTGCTAATTGGTTGCATTACCAATTTCCGCGCAACGCCGATATTGTGCGCAACACGCTAATTATTCGCGAAGTGCAAAAGATTGTTGACAGCGATAGCGAAGCGGCTTATTGGGGAGACCGTGATTGTTGGACAATGCACGACCTTGCCAACAAGCAAATTCAATCACGCGCTATTGAAGGGGTGACGGCATGAACTACTACAACGCCGGCCACTCTAAAGGCACTATTTGCGTGTTGCGTCAATGCGGCGGCACTTGGCACGCCTTGGCCTTACCCGTTACCGCATGGCGCGAATACAACGGCGCCTTTTCAATCTGGAGACCATAAGCCATGACTTATTCACTCACTTTTTGGTCTGCTCAATGGTGCTGGGTTATCTGGTGCAATGGCGTCATGGTTGAACGCTTTAAAGCTAAAAAACTGTCAACGGCTCAAAAACGCCTCAATAAATACTTGGAGAACTGAAATGCAAAAACTTTACGACATTGCAGCCGCCGTGGCCATTGGCTTACTTTTAACCGTGGGCGCCTTGGCCTACTTTGACATTCTTTGGAGTTAATCATGTATCAAACAATCAACACCGTTTCTAATTTCCGCGACGAATTCCGTGCATGCGGCCGCGTTGACCAATTCTCTTATGAAGGGCTTGGCATTCTGTACGCCTATTTTGAAGAATATGAAAACGACACGGGCGAATCAGTTGAACTTGACGTTATCGCTATTTGTTGCGACTTTAGCGAAGACTCTTACGAAAACATTGCAGATCAATACGGCATTGAGTTAGACCTTGAAATGGACGAAGACTATCAAAAACAACAAGTAATTGAGCATTTAGAGGGTGAGGGCGCCTATGTAGGCGACTCAATCAACGGCATTATTTATAGGAATTTTTAACCATGAAAAAATATCAAGTTCAATACGTGCGTATTGAGCATCAAGTTTATTTTCTTGAGGTAGAGGCCGAAGACGAAGAACACGCCGAAAGTGTCGCGGCCATTGAGTTCACGGGCAGCGAAGACTACGAAGTAGTTCACGCCGAAGAATTCATTAACCAAGTTGACGAAGTAGAGGCCGCACATGAAAACGTCTGAACGATTCGCCCTTGACGAATGGCTTTTTCAATACCCTAAAGAGGCCAAGTTTGACGACGTGCTTTACTTGTTGTTAGACGATAACGACGAAACGGTAGTGCCTTGGCACTTGCCGGCCATGCCACGGCGCGAAGTCGCGCAAAGCATTTCAAACACTCAAGTTCACTTTGCAACCGTAACGGGAGAGAGATAAACCATGAAAACATTAACTTTTCTTTTTGAATACTACGAAAACACTAACGACGAATGGCATGCTGAGTTTGCGGAATATGCGGCGCAAACCATGCCGCAAGCTGAAAATGATCTATTTGCCGATTATCCAGAGGCGCGAATTATTAACCGATACGTGGCCGCGCGTGACGTAGAGGTGCCCGCATGACTTACGAAGTGCAAACCCTTACTTATCCCGACACATGGGAGAACACATGGTCAGACTCATTAGACGACACGCCCGTAACGTTTGCCACTTATGAGGCAGCAAAGGCAGAACTAGAAGACCATTTGCGCGCCATGGCCTACGCCGTAAAGCAAGGCCATTTAGAAGACTACAACGCCGCCGACTATAGGATTAAAAAACTATGACTCATTACGACCGCACAAAAATAACCTTTCACCGTGGCAATGCGTTCACGCCTGAGGGCATTGAGGCCGAGCCGTTCGCTACGGTGACCATTAATGACATTGTAGGCCGCGAGTTAATCGAGTCTATTTGCGCGCTCATGCGCGACCACGTACACGCGGCACATGCCGATTTTTGCAACATCAAAATTTCAACCGAAGACTGGGATGTATAACATGATTACTTTTGAACACCACGGCATAACCGTAAAATGCAAACCTGAGCGCGCCATGCAATACCGCGCGGCCATTGACAAACCGGCCAAAGCCAAAACAGTTGGCGAAAAGCGCGACTACCCGAAGTGGAATCCCACAATGTCAACCGGCGACTATCTGCGCGCCTACATCAAACTGAATGAGCGCCGCCGCATGATTGAATGCGGCCACGCATGCGCCAACTACGACGCCGTGCCCACAATGTACGACGGCAGCACGCCTGAAGTGTTAGAGGAACTTGACGCCGATTATGTAGCGCCGCCGCCCAAGGCGCGCAAAATCACGCCCAAGCAAGCCATTGTGCAAGCCCTTGACGCCCTCAAAGCCGGCGACGTAGACACGGCTCAATGTATTCTGACGGAGGCGCTGAAATGATCTTAATTCACGCGGAAAATAGGGCGTTGACATTTAACGGCGACTCACAATCGGCGTTAGCTTTGGTTAACTCTATCAGAGACGCCTACGGCCATGACGAAATGCCCAAGTTATTAAATGACTTTATTTTTAACATTGAGGCGGCCTTGCAAGACGCGGGCGTCTTAGACGAATGGTTTTCGGAGGTAACACTATGACTCACCCAGTAATAGCCGAAGCATTGGCACCGTTTAGGCCGTTGACCTATACCGAGCATTATTACATTGACTTAGGCTACCGGCATGAGTTAGGCAAGGCCGAAGAATACGAATACAAGGCGGCCATGGCCGAAGGACAAGAGGCGCGTCGCCTTATGAATCGGGGTGCTTTGGAGGCCATGTCACGATGGTGCTACTAATCGCGGTTATACTGGCCGCGCTACTGGCCATTCTCCTTGATCTGTAGCGTTGCCACACCTCACAAGCCCCTAGCAATAGGGGCTTTTTTTTCACTTAACAAGTCTGACAAGTGAGGCTATTTTTGAGTCAGGCGGCGTTTGCACCATATCGCGCAGTTCTGACTTGCCACGATTAACCATGTCAGGCGCGGCGTAAATGTGCTTTTTAGTCGTATGAGCGCGCGACTTGAGTAAGCCCATGTCAACCCAGCCCGCCTCACGGAACGCATGCAGCAAGGCCGCAACGGGCAACTTCATACCCGTTGGGGCTTGGCCAGTCAGGCGGTCACAGACCGATTGCCACGGCGCGCACATAACGCCCGACGCAAACTCACCCAAGCGGTTGCGCATCATCTCAACAAGGAACGACTCAGCGCCACTCATACCCGTTTCAACCATGATGGCCTTGGCCTCAGTCATGGGAGGGATAGCGCCGGCGTTGAACGCGGAGACGTCACGGGCGGCAAGCCATGCCGTTACGGCAGCAAACCCGCCTGACTTGTACCATGCCCACAAACGCGCAGACGCGTCAGCATCCATGCAAGGGGCGTCAGACCACAAAACAAACCAACGGCGGTCATTAGAGGGGATAGTGATGGCCATGCGCTCGTTAGAAAATGCAACCACTTGCAAACGGTTGACGGCCTCATACGGCGCTAAACCCTTACGTTGAATAGACAAAAACTCAGGGGGCGCGGCGATCACGGGCTTGAGACTATTCTCAAGAGCGCGGCGGTCGGCGGCCTCTGGTTGCCGCAGCTCATTGATAATCAGCACCTCACACTCTAGGTGATAACCCCAAGGCGTTGACAAGTCCTTGTTGTCCAGCTTTTTGACGTTGGCAAGTGAGTCACCGCCGACTGCCCAGAAGAACGGCGCCCACATCGTGTCCTTGCCTGAGCCTGGGTGACCGCCATGCAGCACGGCGTGGTTAATTTTCATGTTAGGGCGTTGCACCTTGAACGCCATAACGTCTAAAACGTGGTTGCGTTCCATGGCGTCGGGAATCATATGCTCAACATGATCAAGCCAAGGCGACGCGTCAGCACCGGCGGCCACGGCAGGGCGGGCGTCACGCCAACGGTTGCCGTAGACCAAACCCTCACGGGCACAAAGGATAGTCTCGCCGGGGGCGTAGGTCACGCCGACAAGGGTTTTTGCGCCCTTGGCTTGGCGGTTCTCATCAAAGCAGACAGAGGCTTCGATCTTGCGCTTGGCGTTGTTGATTGACTTGCAATCTAGGTGACGGAACAAGGCGTTGAACGTGCCACGGCCAATTTCTCGGCGGTCTTGCATGTCAAAGTAAGCGTCGTCATCTTGAATGTAAGCGAAGCGCTCCCACCAGCCATCCTTTTCAATGCGACCTAGTTCTTTGCGCTCAACCTCAGCGACGATGGCCGCAGCCGCGTCAGGGTACGCTTCATTAGGCGTAAGTTTGGAGAGTGCTTGATCCATTGCAAACGTCAGCAATTCCTCGCGTAAACCTGGGGCATGTTTCGGGCCACCTTGGTCTGACACCCATTGGAGGAACGCATTAGAGTCAAAATCAATGCAATGGCTATGCAGGCAACGGTAAGCACGGTTTGCCGGCATGTAGCGGCCTTCAGGGTTGCCGTCTGTATGCTCCGCATTGTTAGGGCAGATCACGCCAGCCCAGCCCTCATGGTTAGGCTTGGACAGTAGCGCACCGTGGCCAGACAGCCATGCCATCACATCGTCTGCGCCGTCATCTGACAGACGGATAGGGCGCACGCCAACTGAGTCAGCGGGGGCAGGGGTTACATTAAACGCCGTGCAGATTTCCTCAAGCGTAAATTCACGCTTAGGCTCAAACTCGACCAGCTTCGCAGCAAAGCTGTTGCGGCCAGGCTTTAGGTTGATCGAGCCGGGCAAGCGAAAGTTACGCACAGCGTTGACCGCGCCCTTGTCGGTGTAGCCCGCCTCAGCAATGGACTTGATAGCGGCGGCAAAATCGGCCTTTGTGGGTTGTTCTGAGAAAGCATAACCCCATTGAAATGAACCAGGCGAAGTCTCGATCTTCCACGTTGGCTCTAGCGGCGGTATGTTAGGGGCTTTGTCAGGGTCGCCCACGTCATCAAGCACCATCACAAGCACATATTCACAATGCGCTACGCTGGCACTTGGATAGCCGTCTTTGAAACGGTCAACAATAAAGCTGGCCGTGTTGCCATAGATTGCCCAGTCGGGCTTAGTGCGTGCGGTAGGCAACATAGCAGGCCATGTGCATTTGATTGCGCCGTCAGGGAAAAACTGCATTTGCCCGTCTTTGAGTTGGGGCTTCTGACGCACAATCAGCGCAGTCTCACCCTTTGGGGCTAAAGAAATTAAAAATTCAAGAAAGTTCATTTGCCATACCTTTTCATAGTTTCAACTTCAGCGGCCAAGGGCAAGCCATCTGCCCACTCTGGCGCTGTACACATCACACGTTTTAAATTCTCTGCCGCTTCTGGGTCGGCTGTTTCGACAACGATTTCGTCATGCACATGAAGCACAACGTCATCGAGTTGTCTAAGGGAATGTCGAAGTAGATCATTGGCGACCGCCTGCGTCACATTTTCACATGCCAAGCCTTTCCAAAGACGAGCGCGTGGCCATTCTTTTGCATCTTGCGCGGGCTTCCATGCCGCCTTGGCATAACTGACGCCCTCCGATTCCAATTTGGCATAGGGGTAGCACAAGATGCGGCCAGAGGGTAGGGCATACCATAGGTGTTGACCGTCAAACAAATATGTGATACGGCCAGCCTTAAACTCACGCCCCTTGTTTCTCATTGCACGGGTATAGGATTCCTCAAGCGCCGCCCAATAAGGTACGCTCCAAGGATTAGCACGCCGCCAGCCATCCACCATGCGTTTGGCAACTGGCTCAGGAAGACTGATCCCATAAGCCCGACCCATAGCAGCAAAAGCGCCCACGCCACCAGCAAATCCGCAGGCAAGCTCTTGAACCTTTCCAATCTGGCGTTGGTCTTTGGTGACGTCTGCCACGCGAACATTAAATGTTGCGGCAGCGTTGACTTTATAGACGTCTTCCCCAGTTCGGAATAGTTCCAATTTATCGGCACCTCGCCCTGAGAGCCACGGGTTGACACGCGCTTCGATGGCCGCCCAGTCTGCAACCACAAAGTGCTTGCCTGTTGCAGGGATGAGCGCTGGTCTAAGCATTCCCTTAAGTACATCGGTAACGCGCTTTCCATACCGAGGCACGATTGCGTGTCCTCTAACCATGGCTTGCCTGACGTCTTCTGGTTCATCAGCGCACTTGCGTGTGAAGTTATGAACTTGGGCGCCGTAGGATGATGCGCGGCCTGTTGCTGAACCGCCAGCAAATACGAACGCTCCGCGTACCCTCTGATCCTCCTCATCCGCCAGACAGCTAAGTCGGTTGAACTTTGCCACCGAAGACGCCCAGAGGTCGTCGGCGCATTGGATAACTTCTTGGACATCGGCAGGGACTTCATCGGGGTTCTCCATGAGTAAAAGGTTGGCTCGTACAGTTTTGTCAATGGAGTACTTGCCATCCTTCTCCATCAACTTCTTGGCTTCATCACCCACGCGCTCAAGCACCCACTCACGCATGCGTGGCGACCTGACGCTGGTGATTGCGCCGCCGGTGACTTCTTTGACGATCTGCTCGATCTCAACGAGTTCATCGGAGGCAAATTTGACCGCTGCTTGGCACAGCGGCACATCGACCAACACGCCGCGATCATTGATGCGCTCGTTGACGTGGTAATCCTCTAATTCTTCGGCTGACAAGTCACGCATGGCCTTGCTGATTGCACGCATGGCGCGCACGTCTTGCTCACAGTACTGGATCATCTCGGCCATGAGTTCAGGCGAGTCTTTGAATGGCGGCACGCACATCAAGCGAATTAATTGCGCGCCCCTGTGATCTTTTTTCATAGACGCGCCAGCAAAGCGGCCAACGTCCTCAAGACTACCAGGCGCACAGTTGGCGCGGGCTTGTGTTGCAGTGCAGTAAAACTGCTCCAACTTAAAATTTATTTGTAAGACGTACCAAAAGATCAAGCGCTCGAACGCGGCGTTATGCGCCCTGATCTGGCCGGTGTAGTTGCGAACGCGCTCGGGGAATGGTTGGTCTGGCGTCCACGTCACCACTTCCTCATCGTCAAAAGCGTAGGACATGCACAGCACATCGGTGCTGGCATCCTGCGCGTAGTTGTACACGCCCTTAGAGCGTAGGTCGCATGTACTGCGTGTCTCGAAATCTAACCAAAGCATTGGCGTCTCCTTTCCAAAGCCCCCTGTCACGGGGCTTCAGAAAGTTAAGCGCTACGGCGGCGGCGTGCAGGCGCTGCTTCTGGCTCTGGTTTAACTTCTGGAGTCTCACCGTCCATGCTGACCCACTCGACAATCTCAAAGACTGGCGTGTAAATCTTGCCGTAAGACTTGTGAGCGTAGTGGTCTTTCTTCAGACGCACGACTGGCACTGGCTTAGTTTGGTCTTTCTCGACTTGCTCGGCCAGAGCAACAGCCAAGGTTTGAACTGCGCGCTTGCCGCCCACTGACGTGGTGGTGAAGCGCGCTTCCATACCCTTGTCTTCGCCGCTGATGCACTTCAGAGACATACCAACTTGGCTCTCCCAGCCCTTCTTGGCTTGAGGGGGTGCCTCATCCAAAGCAGGCAACGGATTGCTGACGCTGGTCATTTTCTCGCCCAACACTTCGCCATCGCCCCAAGCAATAAAGCCGTGGACAAAGGAGAAAGGATTGACAGCCCAAACAGCGTCGTCTTCAACTTCGGTTTGATCTGCACCAAAGACCCAGTGACCAGTTTTGTCCATCTTGAGGATGACAACACCGGCTGGGCCGACTTCGGCTTGGATCGAACGCAAAGCGCTAGACAAGGTTGAAACGGCGGGGAGGTTTGCTTGAGAGAAGGTTACTAAACTAGACATGATTTTCCTTTACTGGATTTTAGAAAGGGCAGCAGATAACTGTTTGCCCAAGAGCATCACTTCGGGTCGTGGATCATCCACGCTTGCCAAAGTGTTACCTGACGAGATGGCGACCACGAGGTCTTCTGGTAGGCCGATCTTGCGTTTCTTCAACGCCTTCTCGGCCTTCGCAGGGGAGACGACAGTAGTCTCCATCACTTCAGATTCTGTGAGGCCGTATGCGAACAAAGCGACTTTCGCTTTCTCCTCATCCGACCATGACCTGATGGCACGCTTGG